ACAAGCGTACCTGACTCACCCTTTGAGAAGCCGTAGAAGGCCTATATGAGCGATGTTGAAGCGCAGGTTATACCCATCAAACGAGGGGCAAAACAAAAGCCCCTTGTAGGCGCGTTAAAGCCTCGCATTCACACGCCCCTGCTTAAAGGTGCTACAAAATCACAAGAAGTAGCTGATTTAGCAGAAAAGATTGGGATGCCTTTACTCCCATACCAGCGATGGGTGCTAGATGACATGTTAAAAATTGATGCAGATGGAGAATTCATTCGTAAAACATGTGCATTGCTTGTAGCACGCCAAAATGGTAAGACCCACTTAGCCCGAATGCTTATCCTGGCTCATTTATTCATTTGGGAAAGTAAATCGATCATTGGTATCAGCTCTAACAGAAATATGGCTTTGCAAACCTTTCGGGATGTGGCTTACATAATTGAGGACAATGATTTTCTGGCTAATCAGATCAGATCTATCAGATACGCTAATGGTCAAGAATCAATAACTACAAAACGCGGTGCAAGATATGAAATCCTTGCAGCTACAAGAGATGGCACTCGCGGTAAGACAGCAGACTTCCTATTTGTTGATGAATTACGCGAAATTAGCGATGAAGCATGGAAAGCGGCTAGGCCAACTACCCGGGCAACTGGTGGAATGACCTTTACTTGCTCTAATGCTGGTGATTACTTCTCAACAGTATTAAATGAACTTAGAGAATCTGCATTATCATATCCAAGCAAGTCATTTGGCTGGTATGAGTACTCAGCCCCGCAACATTGCAAGTTACACGATAAAAAAGCCTGGGCAATGGCTAACCCGGCACTTGGTCATTTAATTACAGCTGAGACTTTAGAAGAAGCAGTTGCCACAAACTCTATCGAATCGACTAGAACTGAAATGCTTTGTCAATGGGTAGATTCATTGCAATCACCTTGGGTATATGGATCAATCGAGGCTTGTAGTCAATCAGACTTGGAGTTACCAGTTGGAAACCAAACCGTCTTGGCTTTCGATGTAGCTCCCACGAAAAGATCAGGAGCACTTGTCGCAGCGCAAGTGCTTCCTGACGGAAAGATAGGCGCAGGGTTGATGCAGTTATGGTCATCTGAGGTCGCGATTGATGAAATCAAGATGGCTAGCGATATTAACGAATGGGCAATGAAATATCGACCTATGAAAATCATGTATGATAAATATGCAACGCAATCCATTGCCCAAAGACTTGAACAATCAGGTCATAGGGTAGAAGATTGCTCTGGACAGTCGTTTTACCAGGCGTGTAGTGATCTTGGGGATTCACTTGCTAACCTGCGACTTGTTCACTCGGGGCAACCAGACTTGGTCGCACACTTAAACAATTGTGCGGCTAAGACTAATGATGCAGGTTGGAGAATTATCCGGAGAAAGTCAGCCGGTGATGTTACAGCTGCAATTTCACTTGCAATGGTCGTACATGAACTTGCAAAACCTCAGCGTGTCGCAAATATCATAATATAGTAGTAATTGTCCGCTTTATGCTATAATATCCCACTATGGGTATATTGGCTAACTTAGGATTCACAAATAATAAAAAATCCGTTAAAGCTCAATATGCTCCTGCCATTATGGATGTGCCTTATGGCACTTGGTTTGGTAACAATAATTTTGGTGGATACAACAATTATGTTAATGCGATTGATCGCCAAGCAGCTGTATCTGTACCAGCAATCACTCGCTGCTTAAATTTAGTTAAAGGTGTTATCTCAGCTGTGCCGCTTGAAGTTTATTCAACAAGTACCGGTGAAGAATTAGTAAGTCCAGTTTGGGTAAATCAACCAGATAAAAGACAACCACGATCCGTAACGATTGCATGGACTGTTGATTCACTATTTATGTATGGCGCAGCCTATTGGCGCGTTACTGAAATTTATGCAGATGATAATCGCCCAGCAAGATTTGAATGGGTACAAAATGATCGTGTATCACAAAAGTTAAATAAAAACAATACCGAAGTTGAGTATTACATGGTTGACTCAGTTCGTGTACCAATGGATGGCGTTGGATCATTAGTTACATTCCAAGCAATGGATCAAGGATTACTTTTAAGAGCTGCAAGAACTATTAAGTCAGCAATCGACATTGAAGCAGCCGCATCTATTGCTGCACAAACTCCAATGCCGTCTGGCTATATCCGCAATACAGGAGCTGACCTTCCAGATGCTCAGGTTCAAGGATTATTGGCTACTTGGAAGCAAGCAAGACAAAATCGCTCAACCGCATACCTAACTTCATCTTTAGAATACCAACCAGCATCATTTTCACCTAAAGACATGATGTACACAGAGGCTTCCCAATATTTAGCAACTCAGATTGCTCGCGCATGTAATGTACCTGCTTATTATATTTCTGCAGATATGAATAACAGCATGACTTATCAAAACATTATTGATGGCCGTAAAGAATTTGTGGCTTATTCGCTACAACCATTTATTACAGCTATCGAGGATCGTCTATCTATGGATGATTTAACTCCAAGGGGTCAAGTAGTTCGATTCTCATTGGATGAATCATTTTTAAGAGCAGATGCAATGGCAAGATTAGATGTAATAGAGAAAATGCTCAACCTTGGCTTAATTACAGTACAGCAAGCACAAGCCATGGAAGATCTATCACCGAACGGAGAATCAGGCGTTGATATTAACCTTCAGTAGTCCAATAGAGGCCAGCGATGCTGGTCGTAGAATCATTTCAGGCATAGTAGTGCCATTTAACAAAGTAGGCATGACCTCAGCCGGAGCAGTTGTATTTGAACCAGGATCAATCACCATTGCAGATCCTAAGAAAATTAAATTATTAGCACAACATTCAGCAACAGATCCAATCGGTCGCGCTTTGTCATTCTCAGAGTCACCAACCGAAATTCGTGGTCAGTTCAAAGTAAGTGCTAGCCAAAAAGGTCAAGATTATTTAATCATGGCATCTGAGGATCTGATTTCAGGTTTATCAGTAGGTGTAGAAGTTACTGCATCTAAGCCAGGTCGCGATGGCACGCTTTATGTGTCTGCAGCAAAATTAACAGAAGTTTCCTTAGTCGAAAGCCCTGCATTTCAGGATGCAATCGTTACCAAGGTAGCAGCGAGCGAAAGCGAGACTGCAGAAGCAACCCAAACCGAAAACCAAACCGAAAGCGAGGCAATCGTGGAAGATAAAACTCCCGTAGCCGCAACACCAGAGGTTGAAGCTGCTGCAGCTCCAGAAGCAGCACGCCCAACTATCAAAGCAGCAACATCTCCATACAGCTCACAAACTGTACGCCATGGAATTACATCTATGGGTCGTTACACAGAGCATAAAATCAAAGCATCACTAGGCAATGAGGAATCAAAGCTATGGGTTGCAGCATCAGAAGATCCACTAGTTGTTCAAGCAGCAGTTGACTCAATCGGTACAACTAACCCTGCATTCAACCCAGTACAGTACCTACGCGAGTTTGTGTCTAACACAAACTTTGGTACACCAGCAATTGATGCAATTTCAAAGGGAACACTACCTACATCTGGTATGTCATTCTCAATTCCATCACTTGATACAAATGGTGGCGGAACTGCACCTACAGTAGCGGCAGCAGCCGAATCAGGAACTCCATCTAATACAGGTATGGTTACTGACTACATAACAGGTACTGTTTCAAAGTACGCTGGACAAAACACAGTAACTTTAGAACTTTTAGAGCGTTCTGACCCAATCTTTTATGATGAGTTAACAATTCAAATGCAACGCGCATACCTAAAAGCTATTGATGCAGCTGTAATTGCTGGATTCATTGCTGATGGAACTGCTGCTACATCTCAGACAGCTGATAGCGCAGGAATCGTTGCCTATGTTGCAAAAGAATCACCACTTGTTTACTCAGGAACTTCTTACTTCGCACGCAACATGGTTGCAGGAACTGGTCTATGGGGTGCATTGATTGGCGCAGTTGATACAACTGGTCGCCCAATTTACAACGCACAACCAACCACAACAGGCATGAATACTGCTGGTATTTCATCACCAACATCTATTCGTGGCAATGTTCTTGGACTTGATCTATATGTTGATAACAATGCAGTTTCAACACTTGCATCAAACATGGCATTCATCGTTGCTCCAGAAGCTGCAACTTGGTACTCATCACCAACTTCATACTTCTCAGTTAACATCGTTTCAAACATGCAAGTTCAACTAGCAATCTACGGCTATGGTTCATATGTAACCAAGCAAGCTGCTGGTATCCGCAAGTTCGTTAAATCAGCTTAATTAACTAGATCTACCCCGGGTGAGTAGCCCTTCATCCGGGGTAGTTTGAAAGAAGGCAACCATGGCAGCCACATATGTAACCAAAGCAGAGTTACGCACCAATCTCGGTATTGGTTCGCTCTATAGCGATACAACCGTTGAAGAGGTGTGCCAAACTGCTGAGGATTTACTTAATTCTTATTTATGGTTTGATTCAGTACCAGTAGTAGCGGCTGCCTTGGCTTCAAATGTGGCTACCTTAATTTTATCAACTCCTGGCGCATATGCAGCCGGTCAGAGTGTTACCATTACTAATTGTGGATCTA